ATTCATTCCGTTGCCAGATGGGTTTATATTCCCAATTTTCATGACTGATTGGTTACTAGTTGACTGATTTTTTCCGCTGAGAGGAAAAATTCTTCTGGTATGTTCTCTTCTAAGATGTCCGATAATGAACACTCGTTCCCGATTTTGGGGGACTCCGAAATTCTTGCTGTTAAGCACTTGCCATTCCACGTTGTACCCCAGTTCATCCAAGGTTGAGATAATGGTCTCGAATGTAACTCCATTTTCGTGATTGAGCAATCCTTTAACATTCTCAAGGAATAGATATTTAGGTCTGAGAATAGATGCGAACCTAGCAATTTCAAAGAACAAAGTTCCTCGTGTATCTTCAAAACCTCGTCTGTTTCCTGCAATTGAGAAAGCTTGGCACGGAAATCCTCCACAAATAATGTCCACACTTCCGATTCCTCGAATAGTGTCATCTGATACTGCTGTGATGTCATGTAATTCTATTTCTCCTTTCGTATTGTGTATCGCTTTATAGCTTTCTCTAGCAAACTTGTCAATTTCACAAAAGCCAATACATTTATGGCCGGCAGACTCCATTCCTAAACGAAAACCGCCAATTCCTGCGAATAAATCCAAGAATTTCACAACATCACCTCATCCCCGACTTTCACCTTGTCATACACGTCCTTCATACTTTTCTACAGTAATTGTAAATTCACGGTCATTTATGTTTAAAGGTAGAACTACCCCTATTTTTGAATCGTCTTTTAGCAAATCCAATACAATTTCTAAAACTTGCTTACCTAAAATCAATTGTGTCTCTAAAATATTTTGCTCATCTTCCATCACTCCACCTCCTCAAAATAACTATGAAATTTACCTAAATTGACAATAGCGACCTCTTCAACAAAATGCTTTTCAATGTCAAAGTCTGGGTCATCTTTACCAAACTCTTTCTTAATGGCTTTTTCAGCTAGCGAAGGTAAATCGAATATACTTGCTCCGTTTTTTAAAGCAAGCGGATTTCCATGTTGATTCACTATTCGATACCCTATATCAAACGGTCTGATTTCCCTTGGGACTTTTATGCATTTACTTTGATTCTTCATTCCTTCTTCAAGTGTTTGTGTCATCACTCCACCTCCTCAATCTCAATTCCTTCACAATCAAACACCCAGCCGAAGTTTGCATCTTCTAGTTCTTTACGGGTGTGGGAATATATAACATCGTCTAAACTAAAGCTTTTTGTAAAGAAATACCTTTTCAAAAGTTCTCCATAAACCAACATATTTTCTTTAATATTCCCTTTAATCTTAACAAAATACCGCTTCTCTTCCTCGACCTCGTAGCCGAATTGGTTCATGTTGACGAGGGTTTTGAATGCTTCTCTTGAACAACCGAACCAGCTTTTGAATTCGGATTTTTTTTGATTATCCCACTCATAGATGTATTCCCAAATATTATAGTCTAAATTATCCTTGTTTGCTTCATACCAATCAGCCACACACTGCGGAACTTTGACTGTTTTTTGTTCATCTAGCTGTTCCAAGTCTTTTAAAATTAGCTGACAAACTACAATCGCTGCAATATCAAATGAACTATTCTCCAGCTCTTTATATTTCTCAATCAATTCCTGCTTATTCATCTTAGTTTCCTCTATAAATCAAATAAACTGCAATAACTACCTGAGCCATGCTTGGCGAATAGCCAACCCAATCATCAAACTCCTTAGATTTTGGCAACCAACCCTTAGTAGCTCCCAAATCATAGTCGGTAGGCTTTTCATCAGCGAAGATGCATTCCATCGCTCCCATAAACGTCATACCATCTTCTGCCATTTCCCAAAAATAGTCCACTCGGTCTTTCACCGTTTGTGGTAAATCTTGCTGGGGAGGTTGCGGCTTCCCGTCTTCTACCGTCCAGTTGTATACTGCATTAACTTTTTGCTTTAACTCTTCCATCATCTTCCAACTCCTCCGCTTTCTGTCTTAATTCTTTTATCTTATCTATTGTCAAACCTCGCCCCCCACTTCCTACGGTTAGCGCGGTACTTCATCCGCATATCTTCATAGATGTACCTGCCTTCCAGCTCCATTTTTTCAATCTTTAGCAGCTTATTTTTAAGCTCCACATCACGATAGTCCTTAGCTAGTTTTTCATAGTCTGTTAGGTATTCTTTGACTAGTAATAGATTTTTATAATCGTTTTCCCATATCGTAATAAAATGTCTTGAAGTTGATTCCCTTCCTTCCAGTTCTTTAACAATCATAATCAGGTTATCCAGCGATTCAATCAATTCTTCCATTTCCTGACCTCCTCATGACAAAAATCTGATTGCAGACTGTTTAGGTTCTGGCAAAGCTAACAGCTCAGGGCGCAATCCTACAGGCGGTTCATTGTCGTATGTAAAACCCTTGAACTCTCTACGGACATTCTTGCGAATTTCTTGACGTTCTGCCTCTCTACCACGTTCGTATGCATGGTTGTACCCTTGGATAATCATAGACGCAAATTCTTGCTCTTCTCGTCTTTCTTCTTCCTTACGCTTCTCTTGCATTTTGATGTGACGATATGCTCCTGCAAATCCAATCAGCAGAGCTCCAACGCCCATCAACTGGTCTAAAATCGGTGGTTCAAACATTTTTATCTCCTTATGCTCTTAATTTTCGTACTTCTTTCTCTAATTCCAAAATCTCATAAACATCATTGATATCATACATAATATCTTTCCCTTGTTTACGAAATCTTAATCCTTTGCGTTCTAACTTCTTAATATAGCCATGAGTGAAGCCGAACTTCTTCATCAAAGCCTGTTGATTGATTGGCATGCGATCATTCTCTAACTGCTCCTTGACCTGCTTTTCAGCAAAGGCCAATAATTGATTGGTGAACAATTCAGCACTTTCGCCGTCCAATCGTAATTGTAACGTTATACCTTCCATTTTTACATCCTCTCAACTATGCGGGCAAGCATTTTTGTGATATAATGGTTTTAATTATTTAAGTATGTGCCTGACTTCGTTAGGTGCTTTTTTGCGTTGTTGTCAAACTGTATTACTTTCCATCGCCCTGAGTTCAATCTCATGGCTGACTTGTTTCAATAGCTTCTCACACGCTATTTTAGCTTCTCTGTACGTTGTGTTCTCACTGATGAAGTAATCAGCAAGTTCGATGATTTTATCTTCCAATATTGCCTCCAAAAATCAGCCTCAAGACTGATGTAATATCCTCCTAAATTGCTATAATACTCTTGACTAGGACCTCTCACCGTTTTAGTCAAAATTCCAATAGAAAGGAGTAAGTTTTATATGGCAAAACTTACTAAAGAAGATGTTTTACAAGTTTCTAACGAAATCATAAATGATGCCATTCCTACTATCGAAAATATGCTTGATGAAGTATTCCAAGAATATCCTATCGATATAGAAGTTAGGAAAGCCATTCTTTACAGCACTCTTGCTGTTTATAGACTTAGCACAGAAACTACAGTTTCGTTGCTAACAGAACTTGTAAACGCTCAACAAAACTAGTGTTTCTTAGAATTTTTTCTACTATTTCAGGGTCTGCCTTCACAAAGGTGGACTCTTTTTTCCCACTATACGGATATCGTCTTGGTCTCATTTCCTCACCTCCTAACTCGTATAAATCCCGCCATTTCTGGCAAAGGATCGTAGTTCGTTCATCTTTCTTGTAAATTGGTAGTCGCTTGTAATCAACAACCGCTCTTTCAGCAAGCTAGACAATCCGTAATGTTTTTCTTCAAACTGTTCAATAATCTGCTGACGCTCTTTAATAGTCACTTGCTGACAAGGTGCGTCTAGACTCTGTGTCATTGCTAAATTTGAACGCATTAGTCTTCATGTTTCCTTTCGTTATTCTATCTACGAGGCTTTTCTCATACAATTTCTTGAGATGTCCGCCTCCAAAATTTGTAGTTATAATCGTATTCGTCCTGTTTTCAAGTATCTGATACAGGACTTTTTGAACCCAACTATTTCCTTGCTTGATATCGTCACCCACGCTCGACTCTTTGCCAATGTCGTCCAAAATCAAGTAGTCCACTTCCTGCAGGAACTTAATCGTTTGCCTTTCATCCCACTTAGAATCCTTGTACCTAAAAGCGTCCTTCATCCGTGAGAATAGTTCGACAGTAGGCAGATACACGACTGATCGCTTCATCTGGAATTTCTGGAAACTCTCGTTGAGTGTCTTAGCAATCCCAACTGCTAGATGGCTCTTACCAACTCCGGGAGGACCGCTGATAATCGTATTTCCTTCGTATTGTTCTTTCACATATTCAAGCGTTATTCGTCTAGCGAAATTGACTGCTGCCGAATCCTGCTCTGTGTGAATTTCAAAGTTCCCAATAGTTGCGTTTTTCAAATCAGTCGGTATGATACTCTCTTTAGCAAACAAAGAGTAAGACCTTGTATTCCTAATTTGTGCTTCAGCTTGCGCCAGTTGCTCTCCTGCTTGGCTGTGGATTTTCTCCTGCGTACACTCAGGGCAATAGGTCAGCACGTTCTGAGTGCAAGGATTGACCGAGCGCCACATATATACACCTTCATGCTTTGGGCATTGGGTAGTCAAGGTTTCGACCTGCAAGGCTCTAGTCTGTAGTTCTTTGCTTGATACTGCTCGCATAGCACCCCTCCTAGAATCCCAGTCGTGGGTCAAATCCATCATCGGATAATTTCAAGGTTTCAGATTTCCCGTTGTATCGTTTAGGCTTCTGCCTATTTTCGACTAACTCAACAGTCGTTAAACCTTTCTGCTTCCAATCTCTCAAAATGCTACTGAGATATTTGAAATACGGCTTACCATTGCCCACACATTCCTTGATTGCTAACTTGATAACCTCTTTACTATGGTCTTGCAAGAAGTATTTCAAGTCCTCAATCTCAAACGGCGTTGGGTATCTGCCAAACTCTGAAAAAATCCAATCGTGAACAATCCCTAAGTCGTTTTCTGCTGGGGCGTCCTTTATACTATCTATATAGTTATCACCAGCACCCTCTGGTTCAGTAAGGTTGGTTATATCAGGTTGGATATTATTAGGTTGGTTAGACTTAACATTTTTAAGTTCTTGAACTAAAGTTTCTTTAGTTATCCCCTTAACATTTTTAAGTTCTTGAACTAAAGTTTCTTTAGTCCTTAATTTCTGAGGATACAGTAAATTTGCTAGCCTAACACCTTGCCTTCTTTCTTTCAACAAACCATGTTCTATCAGTTCTCTTTTTAATTTAATTACTACTGGTTCGCTTTTTTTAATCCAATTACATATTTCAGCATTGGTAGCTATAACATACAAATGTCCATCTTTGTCAGTAAAGTGTTGTTTGTTTTTTTGAGATAATGAAACACGATCGATTAAAATACCATAAATCATAACAGCTAGCGGATCCAATCCTGAGAAATAATCATCTTCTATTAGCCGATACGGAATTTTAAAATATCTCTCGTGATTATCCATGTCTATCTCTGTAAAGTATTGGTCATTCATATCTCTCCTAAACTATGATTTAATTCGTATTTTTTATCTAAAAAAATAAAATCTTTTTTAACGTTGTATAAACGAGCTAGCTTGTCTAATAAATCAACTGGAATTTTAGAACTGTCATGCTCATATTTCAACAGTGTTTGTTGATGGATTTGTAGCTTATCAGCAACCTCTTTTGCAGATAAATTGTAATTTGTTCTTATTGCTCGTAGCGTCATCTTTTGCACGTACTCACCCCCTTGTGTTAATAGTTACCCTCCGTGATTTCTGCTATAATGTAGTCAGAAAGGAGGTAATGTTATGACTAATGATGTATTTTACAGTCGCAATAGAGCTGTTCTAATTGATAAAATTAACGACACCATTCGCAATTCAGGTTTGACAGACGATGAAAAAGTGAGTATCATTAATCAATATATTAGAAAGATGATTGCAAATCACGAAGTTGAGATACAAGCTCTGATGGAGCAAATTTCAAATCGTAATCTCTAACATCCTCGCTAGTGAGTTCAGCCAATGCTTTTACTCTTGGCTTCATGTATTCACTAGGATTCGGATGATCCTGCTTGATAAATTGCAAAAGTTTGATTACATCCTTGACCCTTTTCGTTGATGGAAGGGGTCTTATTGTTTTGTACGGATATTTTCTTGGTCTCATCTCCTCACCCCCTTTCAAATGTGGTATAATAAAAATAAAATGATTGGAGAAAAATATGACTGAAAAAATTTGTTTTATTGTAACTGCTATTGGCGAATCTGGAACACCTACCAGAGAACGAGCTGACAACGTATATAGATATCTTATCGCTCCAGTATGTGAAGAACTCGGTTATAAACCTGTTCGTGTCGATCACGTCAATGCGGTTGATAACATCAACGAAACAGTTATAAACTACCTCAAAACTGCCCCTATGGTTATAGCAGATATGACAGACCATAATCCAAACGCATTTTACGAATTAGGTTTCAGGCAAGCCCGCGAACTCCCCCTTGTACCAATCATAAAGGTAGGAGAAAGACTTCCTTTCGATGTTATTACAACTCGTACCGTATTCTACGATACAGATGTGGCAAAAATTGAAGATTCTAAAGAAAATTTGAAATCTAAAATACTAAGCTTTGAAAACTTCGAAATGCCTGAGAGTCGTACTGAAAGAACCCTTACACTCGATGATGTCAATGATAATTTGAGCAAAAAGCTAAACAAGATTTTAAACCTATTAGAAAAGCAACAGTCTTATTCTTCTCTCGTACATACGCATGATTTTAAAGCACCGCAAACTGACTATCAGTCATTAATCCAAGAAGCTCAAGATAGAGTTAATCGGATACCACGCCATCCATTATTCCCCGAAGATAAGAAATAGCTAGCTCTTGTTGACTTTGCAGTTCCCCAATCTCAGCAACTTTTTCATTTATAAGTCTAACGGTCCTCAATACTTCATTGAGGGCTGTTCTTTCTAGTTCGTTCATTTCCCTACTCCTTATCTTTTTTATCACATCGGTATTCCACTATCTTACGAATAGTAAAAGATACAATCACAAATCCTGCTAGGATTATCAATCCAACATTTTCATCCATTGCTTTTCACGGCAAATGATGGTACACTATCTAGTAGAGGTTGGGGCTTCTGCCCCTTTCTCTACTTTTTGTTTTGAAGCTTACGTTTGTGTTCTAAGATTTGTTTGTGCCACAAACGTGCTTCTCTGCTTAAGCCTAGTACCAAGAGGACGGTTGCAGTGTCCTTGGTTGCTAGGCTTTTTATGATGTGTTCCATCATTTGCCTTACCTCCTGTTTTATTTTGCTCTATGAGCAACAACCTGCCAAGGATTCGAACCTTGGTGATACCAATCAGGCTACATTTAATTTATCAAGCATTCCTGCAAATGCTGCATCAAAACGAATGTCATCGATTTCCTCTTGAGTGAAACCAGAATCGAGAAGGTAACGCTCTTGGCGTTCAATCTCCTCTGCTAACTCTGTCCATCCAAAAGCGAATTGACGGCAGTTAGTACAGAATGCTTCAAGCTGGCTGTAAAGGAAGTTTTCCTCGTAAGTGCCTTGGATTAAAGTTTCCTTAGCTACTGATTTAAAGATGTTGATTGCTTTCTCGTTTAATGTGTTCATGGTATTTCCCTCCGGTTTGTTTTTGTTATTTCCTTAAGCTTGATTTAATTATACTACGAATTAAATCGTATGTCAATACTTTTTTAGAATTTTTTCGTATTTTTTTCGAATGTTTTATTTACAAAAACGAAAATAAGCGTTATTATATAGTAAAAGACAAAAGGAGAAAAAGAATGGCCAGAGGACGAGGAAAGTTAACTCCTCAAGATAAAGAGGATATGAAAGTCTTTTCCACAAATCTTAATGCGATTTTGTCGGACAGGAATTGTAAGCAAGTAGAGTTGTCCAGAGCGACAGGTATACCTGCTAGCACTTTAACGGGTTATGTGAAAGGAACTTCTTTGCCTATACCCGGAAATGTACAAAAGATAGCTGATTATTTTGGAGTATTAAAATCGACTTTAGACCCAAGGTTTGTAAGTGAAGATTCAGCTATCGAAGTCACTCCTACCCCGTTCCCCACCGCTTCCCCAATCCAAACCATCTACGACGAACTAAAACCTCCAAGACAAGCCAAAGTCCTGACCTATGCCGAGAGACAACTGAAAGAGCAGAAAAACGAAGAAGAAACGAAGATAAACGAAGTATCGGAAGTTATTAGCTTGTACCAAGTTGAGGTAGTATCTGAGACGGCAGCAGCTTCTGGATTTAACTATGGATTTGGCTACGACGATACAGACAGAGAGACTATAGAGGTTGACGAGCAACCACCACGTCACGACATTGCGACTAAGGTCAGTGGAGACTCCATGCAACCTGACTACCAAGACGGAGATATTCTCTATTTAGTAGACAAGGGACTGACCACCTACAACGGAGACCTAGCAGTTATCGCATACGGAGACCGTTCTTACTTTAAGAAGATATATACCGAAAACGGACGCTTACGCCTAGTGTCGCTCAATGACAAGTACGAAGATATCATCCTAGACTTCCCACCAGCCGAAGACACACACATCAAGATCTATGCAGTTGTCAGTGTGTATAGAGGGGAATAAAACCAACTGTTTCCAAAATGGAAACAACTACTTGACAAAAACTAAAAAAAGAAGTACACTAATAATGTCAAAAGCCTTGTTCGTCAAGGATACGATATTTATTTATAAAGCCTTGTTCGTCAAGGACAAAACGGTCTGGTGTACTTCTAAGAGGTACACCTTATTTTATTATCCGGAGTAATAATATGAAATTTCAACAAGGCGAAGTTTATCTAATCAACTTCCCACAAAAAGGTGGGAATGAATTTTACGGAAAACACTACGCTATCATCTTAACAACTCCTGACAAAGTTGATGGAACGCTCCTAGTAGCACCTTTAACTGGTAAAAAATCAGGAAAGAAATATCGTGGTGGTATCACGATTGAAAATAGTAAATATCAAAACACTCCGTCCAAGCCCAAAGCCTATGCTTATGTCCGAAAAATCCAAGAAATAGATAAACGGAAAATCGTCTATAAAACAAAGAAAAAGATTGATAGCGATGGACAAGTAATGCTAGATGCAACAGGAAAAGAGTTATATGATAAAGTTTATAGAGCAGCTTACAAGCTAGATACAAACGACCATAAAAAACTACTAGACAAGATAAAAGAAGTTCTTGGACTAGATTTATATTAAATAAAAAATTGACGTTTTTAAATAATTATATTACAATACAGCTATCAGGAGTTTAGCTCCATAAAGTTTAGGTTTAGGTTTGGATTTTAGATCCATAACGTGATGGTAGCCGTATTTGATACGGCTACTTTTCTTTTTATCAAGCAACTGTTTCCATTTTGGAAACAGTTGCTTGATAAAAATAACAAAAGACTCTATAATGTACTTATACGAATTGGTCCGGATGCCCGATGCATCCTACCGAAAGAGTCTCAATAAATTATTGGGGCTCTTTCGTGCTTTATAGGAGAAAAAATGAAACATTTTTCCGAATAAAGATAACACCGGCTGATTACCGAAATGGTAAATGGCAAAGAGATTTATATACTTTCTTCCATTCTTTAGCCTTATTTGATAACAAAGCAGGCTTTAACTTATTAGAACTATGTCTCTATTCTATAAAGGAGCATGACGCATCGTACCCCTCAGATTGGCTAGTTTTAGCCAGCGAAATGGGATATCCAAAAGATGTTCTAAAAACAGATTTACAAAGGCATCATAATTTCCACAAAAATTACCGTTGGAGATACCTGTGGCATGCTATAAAAAATATATTTAAAAAATAGAAAACAAAAAATCCCCACACTCTACGACGGCCATCTTTGAGTGTGAGGATTCAACTTTCCATCAAGCAAGCAATGGAAAGGATGATAAGAAAGGAGTTACTTAGGAACTGGATGAACAAACTAGAAAAAAATAATCTTGATAAATTGACAGTCTCAACAGATAAAATGAAACAACTGACTGTTGAGAATCCAAATCACTTCAAAATCTCTAGACTAGGTCAAAGTATGACCAACTATAGCAATCAATTAGAGCGTGAAATACAAGGAAAGCGTCGTAGAAATAGAGTGTTCCCTTACGGCACACTTGTCTATGTTGATTTTGGTATAAACTTTGGATCAGAATTCTCTGCGCCACATTATGCAATTACGCTTACCAAAGAAGACAAAAAGAATAGAAATACTATCACGGTTATTCCTCTAACATCTAAGCCGGGATACGATAATTTACCACTAGAGTTTAACCTAGCTGAAGGACTTGGCCTACTAACTACACAACTCATCAAAGCGGCTGAAGACAAGGTTGAAAATGAACTGGTAGCACATTTTGGAGAATATGATGATTTTGATGAACTTATCGCAAAATTGGATAAAGAAGGTCGATTAGACGAGAAAGAACGTGCAATAAACCTTGTACAAAAACTTACAGATAACGTTTCATTGGCTGGTCAACGTCTTGAAAAATATGTATCTGACCTAGATAAAACTACCTATGCGAAATTAGATTCAATTACAACTATTGACAAAGTGAAAATTTTTAAGAAAATCAATCCTTTAGACGGAATTGGTGTTGCACAAATACTTGAACCACAGATAAAAATTTTAAGCGATGAAATTAAAGCGCGCTATCTTATTTGACAAAATGATATATATTTGATAATATATAGTTACTAACCTAGGAGAAATCCTAGTGCAAATAATCTGGTTGGCACAAGCTGCCACGCAGAAACGGTAACTATAAATTTAGTTGCCGTTTTTTGTTGAATTAAAACAAAAAAATCCCCACACTCTCCATCGCCAAACTTTGAGTGTGAGGATTCAACTTTCCATCTAGCAAGCAATGGAAAGGATGATAAAAAAATACAACTATAGTTTATCATAAGTTCTACACCTTTTCAACTATGCGGGCAAGCAATCGAGAAGAAAGGACTTTTTTATGATAAAAAAATACATTACAAAAAAAGGAGAGACTAGATATCTCTTTCAAACATACCTGGGCATAGACCCTGCTACTGGAAAAGAAAAACGCACAACACGACGTGGTTTTAAAACCATAAAGGAGGCAAAGGCTGCCGAACGTGACCTTCTCTTAGACGTTGAAGAAAATGGTTTTTCAAACAATGAAGATTTCCAGAACCCTACTTTCGCTGAAGTCGCTGAGTTATGGCTTGATAGCTATAAGAGCACTGTAAAACCAACAACCTATCAGAACGTTAAGAAAAAACTTGATGTTATGATTGACTTGTATTTTACAGATATGAAAATCCAGCAGATCAGTGTAGCTTATTGTCAAAAGGTTGCTATCCAGTTAAGCAATCGCTATATCCTCTATGCCAATTACTACTCTGTTATTAGCCGTATTTTCAAGTATGCCACTTCTATTGACATCATTAAGTCAAATCCATTGGACAAGATTATCAAGCCTAAAAACAAGACTTTAAAGGCCAAAGAAAACTACTATACAAAGCAGGAGCTAACCGAGTTTCTTAAAGTTTGCAAAGTAGATTGTAAGCCTGTAGAATATACCTTTTATCACTTACTAGCTTTTACTGGTTTGAGGACCGGAGAAGCTATCGGACTCATCTGGTCAGATGTTGATTTTGAAAATAAACGATTGGATATTTCTCGTACGGCTGTCGTTGTTAATAAAAAACAAACTGTTCAGGACCCTAAAACCAAAAGGAGTAAGAGGGTTATCACTTTAGATGATGAAACTCTAAATGTATTGAAACTCTGGAAGCGTCAGCAAATAAAAGAATATTTTCGGGCTAGTGTGCCTTACAAACATGATTCGAATTATATCTTTACGAATAGTTTCGGAGGATGGATTTCACCTTCAGCTGTTAAAGAGAGACTTAGAAGATTCTTTTGTGAACATAAGGATGTCAAAAAAATCACTCCTCACGGTTTCAGGCACACACACGCTTCTCTCCTCTTTGAAGCAGGTGTTACAGCCAAAATCATTTCGGACAGATTAGGTCATAACAATGTTCAAACGACCCTTGATATGTATACCCACATCAATGATAATCAACGTTTTGAAGTCGTTGAGCAGCTCATGGATTTCATCCGCTTCAGCTAA